CCTCGCCTGGCATAATGGTCGTCGCAACCGTATGAACTTAGATGCTCTGACCACAATGGTGACCACTCAGTGGCCATCGTTGCAGGTAGGCTCGAAGTTTTCCAGAAACGATTGATATGGAGGGCAATTTACAACTGTCCTCTCCACGTACTCTCTCTCAGAAAGAGGCGTGGGACACAACACTATCGGTGTGTAACGCACTGTTGGAAGAGATAAATACGCCTAGAAGTCTCGCCGTTCATATCCTTATCAGGTATGAACAGTGGGATGAGGTAGCCGAAGGGTTACCTCTCGACGCTTTGTGGTACAATGATCCAGAAAGTTTCTTTCTGGATTACCAAGCTACAAAGCTGTTGACTAAGGCGGATTTTCTCCCCACCCCCTTCGATAGGAAGGCGATAGCGCTCGGGAGGTTCGAGAGCGCGGAGACTCTCTGTTCCGAAACTAATCGCAGGTGGCGTTCCTGGAGGAATGGTGGCTCGATAACCATCGAGCCAGACGTTGATCGTGTCGTTTCGACTACGAGACGTTTGATCCATTCCATCTTAGGACGCTTCCCGAGCGACAAGCTTCTAGAACATTGTAGATGGGGACCGGGTGCTACAACTAGCATCAGCAACCCCCGTACCTCTGTGTACGAAAAATACCTTGAACCCATAACGGGTTCAGGCCTCTGTCTAACTCTGTTTGCTCCGTTATTGGAGCAGGCGACACTCTGGCACTCCTTCCAAAAGGGTGTCTATTGTGTGAGTGACGGCAATAAGGTCGTTATGGTACCAAAGAACGCAAAAACCGAAAGGTCTATTGCTGTCGAGCCTTCTGTCGATACGTACTTCCAGCTAGGAATCGGTCGCCTCATGAGATACGGACTTCGACGCTTTGGCGTTGACTTAAGTTCTCAGGAAGTAAATCGAGACCTAGCTCGCTATGGCTCCCTCACGGGAAAAGTAGCGACGGTTGACTTATCGATGGCATCGGACACGGCCTCAAAGGTCGTGATCGAGTCCTTGTTTCC